CTGATACGCTGCTTGTCGACCTAAAGCCACTCAGCTGGTCCACCCTTAGGAGAATGACATGAACTACAAGTTGTTGACCTGGATGCTTGCATTAGCATTAGTTTTCATGGCAGTACTGATAGCCTTCCTACCTCACAGCAATCACTGGAGCATGGTGTACGAAGCCATTCAAGTACCAGAGTTAGTGTGCGATGATGATGGCAACTGTGTACCTGGCGACCAGAAGAGGTTTGTTCTGTTCAACGAGGACGGCCTGACCAAGCAGCAGTGCATTGATCTCTTTGATGAACATCTCCGAAGACTTAACAACAATGCTGCTGTCATCGAGTATGAGATAAGCTGTGACTACCTGGCTACACAGGGTCACGGCATTGACTTCCAGTACCAGAACCAATGGCTTCTATAGGAGAACGACATGATCACAAGACGTATTGTAGTAGGTTGGGTAGCACTGTTGCTGCTAGTAGTGTTGGCTGGTGTAGCCATGGCTACAGAAGTTACACTGCAGTGGACACTGCCGACACTAGACTGTGAAGGCAACGCTCTTGATCAAACATTGCTCGGTCCTGTTGAGATCTATATCTCAGAGTCAACGATACCGGCAGGCGGAGCGCCATGCTCTGATCCAGCAGATGCACCACCATCAGGCTTCACTCCAGTGACTGTGCCAGCAGGCACGACTGAAGTGACCATCGACCTGGAGGCTGGCAAGACGTACTTCTTTCGCTCAAGAGTCCAAGGACAAGGCAGCAAGTGGAGTAATCTCTCGAACGAGGCAGTACACATCATTGACCACATTCAAGTACAGCCACCCACCGTCCTCATCATTGGCTGAGTATCCTCTAGCTAAGGCATACAAGTGGGAAGCGGTCAAGAGTCTAGAGTCCAAGCCTCTCAAGCCCAACGGATTGGAGAACCAGTATCGCAACAGTAGCCGTAAACTTCGGTCTGGTTCACTCTCCTCCAGAGTTCGAGTACGACTTAAACATAGAGGATCTCGCAGCTGAGATCTCAGAGCAGCTTGACGCAGCCAATGAAGACTGGGAGGATACGTTCAATGCCTTCACGATGGAGGAGCTACACTTTCTCCGTTGGCAGATCTGTTGGAGGGCGATGGCAAGAGTCAAGCAGCTACCGCCTCTTGAGTTCGTCAGTGGTGCAAAGACAATATGGGGCATTCGCTCCGGTCGTGGCTTTGGCAAGACACTTGCTGCAGCAAACTGGCTAGGTGCTGAAGCATGCACGATACCTGGACACTATGCAGTCATAGCACCAACACATGACGATGTGAGATACACATGCTTCGAGGGACCTACGGGTCTCTTGTCTTGCATTCCACCACAGCTAATAGCTTCAGCAAACAGTTCGCTACCACTACTGCACCTCACGAATGGCAGTGTCATCAGAGGTTTTGCTGGTGATACACCTGAGAGATTGCGCGGTCCACAGCACAACAAGATCTGGTGCGATGAGATAGCCTCATGGAAGTACCCGAAAGATGCATGGGACAACCTCATGTTCGGCTTGCGTCTTGGCGACTTGCCACAAGTGTTGTGGACAGGCACGCCAAAGCCGACACCTTTTATAAGACAGCTGGTTGATGATCCTCGTGGTGTCTGTGTAGTCGGTAGTACCTATGAGAACCAGGATAACCTAACGGCAGTATTCTATGAAAACGTCGCGAAGTACGAAGGCACCAAGATCGGGAGGCAGGAACTCTACGGTGAGGTTCTTGATCCAGAGGAAGAAGGATTTGTCAAGAGGTCCCAGTGGAGACTCTGGCCAGCAAAGAGGCCGCTACCCAAGTTCCAATACATTATCTACTCACTCGATACAGCCTTCAAAGAAAGAACATACGACAAGAAGAAGATGGAGAGCGATCCAACAGCCTGTTCAGTATGGGGAGTCTTTAGCATCAAGCGCTTCGGCCAAACAGAAAAACATGTCATGCTTCTGGACTGTTGGGAAGACTATCTCGGACTTCCTGCGCTCATTAAGAGAATCAAGAGAGAGCGCAAGTTAACCTACGGTGATCGGGATGAGCCACGCTTGCGGCCAGCTGTTGTCCCCAAGGGGAAGAGGGCAGGACACCAGGGCAGGAAGCTAGACCTCATCCTCATAGAAGAGAAGGGTAGTGGGATCAGCCTCCGGCAATCGCTTGCCACTGAAAATATCCTGACAGAGGGTTATAATCCTGGCTCTGAAGACAAACTTACGAGGTTGCACGTTGTATCACCGATGTTCGCAAATGGTCGCGTCTGGGCTGTTGAGTCAGATGTCAACGCCGGGAACTTCCGCACTTGGGCTGAACCATTGGTTAGCCAAATTTGTAGTTACATTGGACCAGGATCAACTGAGCATGATGATCTACTGGATACCACGACACAAGCTCTCAGACTATTGATGGAGAAGTTCTTTGGACCGTTCACGATCAAGCTCGACCCGAAAGAAGAAGCAAGAGAAAGAGCCCGAGCAGAAGCGAAGCGCAGGAAGAGAAGAAGAAACCCTTATGGATGATACGGTTGCACACCAGATTAAGTATTGTCAAGCGCACTATGATGAGCTGATAGAAGCTCTCGTAGAAAGGCAGTTGACACCAGACCTATCTCGTAACTCAGAGGAACTGATCGAGAAGTTACTTGATGGCAAGATGGATGCAGGTCTAGAGGCCAGCACGGCTATCACGTCTGGTGCTCTGTCACTGTTCGGACCAGAGGCGATCTTGAACCAGGACGGCTGTCCTATCTGTACCTTCAAGAACATCATCACTCATGTAGCTGACCATATGGCAGTGAAGTATCGGGAACTCAACTAATGGCTAACGGGACTATCGAAGAGTTTGAAGGCACTGAGGAAACAGTGACAGACCTGGATGATGGAGGTGCTATCGTCCGAGTTGGTGAAGAGGTTGATGAAGAACAAACAGAAGAATGGTTCGACAACATTGTCGACAAGTTCGAAGAGACAGAGCTGGAGACGTTATCCTCTCGATTGCTTGAAGACATCGACCGAGACAAAGAATCTAGGAAGAAGAGAGACCAACAGTATGAGGAAGCGATCAAAAGAACAGGCCTCGGTAAAGAGGCTCCTGGAGGTGCTGACTTCGAGGGGGCTTCAAAGGCAGTTCATCCAATGCTCACGCAAGCATGTGTCGACTTTGCAGCAAGAGCAATCAGAGAACTCATGCCACCTAACGGTCCAGTACGAACCTATGTGCCGGGAGAAAGACCCACAATAGACCGCATCGAGAAGGCTGACCGTGTCAAGGAGTATATGAACTGGCAGTTCAAGTCACAGATGCCTGACTTCAGGACTGAGCTCGAACAGCTACTTACACAGCTACCTTTGGGAGGTTCTCAGTATCTGCGACTAGTCTACGACCACAAGAAGAAACGTCCCTGCCCTGTCTTTGTCCCGGTGGACGATGTCTATCTGCCATTCGCTGCCAGCAACTTCTACACCGCTGAGCGACATACCTATTGCGAACACATCACGAAGTACGAGTTTGAACAACGAGTCAAGTCTGGGATGTACCGAGACATCGGGGAGATCGTCACGCCTCAAATCCCGACGCCAACCAAATCCGAGAAAGCCACAGAGAAGATAGAAGGCAAAGAGACTTACTCAGGCTACAACGAAGACGGACTTCGTGATGAGTTTGAAGTAACCTGTTACTGCGAGCTTGAAGGTGATGAGGAAGAGAAAGAGTCCTCACCCTACAGAGTAACCATCGACTCAGCTGCAAGGAAGATCGTAGCGATCAACCGCAACTGGGAAGAAGAAGACGAGACGATGCAGTCTCTCTACTGGATGGTAGAATTCCCGTTTGTACCTTGGCGCGGTGCATACTCAATCGGGTTAGGCCAGATGATCGGTTCCTTGTCGGGTGCCGCCACTGGTGCGCTGCGTGCCCTCCTCGACTCTGCTCACATCAACAACATGCCAACCCTGCTGAGACTCAAGGGAGCCAACTTTAGCGGACAGAGCAAGGAGTTGAATGTCGCTGAGGTGACAGAGATCGAGGGCGGTATTGCTTCAGATGATATCCGTAAGCTTATCATGCCAGTCCCCTTCAACCCGCCTTCACCAGTACTCTACGAGTTGCTGGGTTTCTTGGTGGATGCAGGCAATGGCGTAGTTCGTACAACCTTCGAGAATATAGCCGAGCAGAATGCTAACATGCCGGTGGGCACGACTCTTGCCCTAATCGAAGAAGGCATGAAGGTGATGTCCGCCATCCACCTGCGGACCTATCATGCGATGGACTACGTCATTCGCTTGCTTCACAGGATCGACAGGATGTACGTCACTGAAGATGACATGATGGATGACATCGGTGAGGTACTCGCACAGAGGGCAGACTTCGTTCTACCCCTGGACGTAGTACCCACTGCTGATCCTGAAGTCTTCAGCGATGTGCAGAGACTCGCTCAGTTGCAGATCGTGTCAGATCGTGCAGCCGCTATGCCTCAGATATACAATCTAAGGAAAGTCGAAGAGCGATTGCTTGAGCGCACGAAGATACCGAATCCTGATGAGTTGCTCATGCCGATGCCGGAGCCAGAGCAACAGAACGCAGTTAACGAAAATGCAGCCATGAGTCTACAGCGTCCCGTGGCAGCCTTCCCCGAACAAGACCATCTGGCTCATCTGCAGGTCCACCTTGATTTTATGCAGTCCCCAGTGCTGGGTGGTCTTCCTATCATTGCTCCTGGTTTCCTGCCAATGGTGCTGGAACATATCAAGGAGCATCTCGTTCTCTGGTACGTCAACGAGAACTTCAACATCTTGAAGATGGCCATGGGTAGAGAAGATGACCAGATGACCGCGATGCTAGAGCATCAAGATCCTGAGACACGAGCAGAACTTGACAAGACCCTGGCGGCTATCTCTCAGAAGGTCATTCCACGAGCTGGTGAAATACTCTCAGGTATCCCACCGATTGTCCAACAGGGAATCCAGGCAATGCAAGAGATGCAGCCCAAGCCAGAGATCCCAGTTGATCCGAATGCTCAGGCAGCACTTCAACAGAAAGAACAGAAAGACCAGCGAGATGATGCAACCAAGAAGGAAACTGCACAGCTCAGGTTGGTTGAACAGGATAAGAAGTTCGCTCACGACAAGGAGATGGACTTCGCCAAACTCTCAGCAGAGGAAAGGCAGCAAGCAGTCGAAGCTGCTAACGATGATGCACAGCAGGCTAAGGAGTACGCTGCTCGACTCGCAGAACTGCAGCTCAAGGAAGCAGGTGACGACAGACGCACAGATGCCACCCTCGAATCCCGTGAAGACATGAACAAGAGTGATAACCTCACTGCACTTGCCATTGCGGAAGCTGAGATAGAGTCTGGTGAAAAGGTAGCAGTCTCAACCGGAACGGGAATTGATCCCTCGGGATGAATCTGAGGAGGTACGTGGTAGTGGCCTTCATACTCAAAAATGACTCTAGATGATCACCAGAGTTTTATAACGTAGTAACCAGGAGAAGGAAGATGGCAGAACA